GCACCATCCAGAACTTAGCTCATTGATTTCAGATAGCTCACTATCCACCAAGACGATAGACCAGTGCCTGCGCCCTCTTCAAGGCTCTTGGTATATCCTAAGAAATCTGGCATTAGATCTGTTGCTTCCTTAGCGAATAAATCAATATTGTCAAGGAAACCGGGGATATCTATTCCGAGGCGATATTTATCCCCTTTCATGCAAAAGTTAACAAACTCCTCACGGAGGGGATGGTACTTGCAGTTTTCCAGAATAGACAACTGCCGTAAGGCAACCATCTTAGACCCCCAAATTTCTGGGTCATAGTAGCGTTCCTGTTCACACAACCTGCCTAGAGCACGACAAGTCGAATAAACACCTACACATACGTCGTCAACACGATATGAGATATGATGCCATCTTCTCAAATATGTGCAGTCTTGTGCACTCGCATACTGTTTGTCAATATTCATGTCTTGACCATGAGCAGAATACGAACGTGTTACATCTTCCACAGTAATACCTGGGTAACTTAGAATACCATCATCACCTAAGCACTGTGAATTTGGGTTTAGCATCTTATGCATGGATTGCGCTGCTTCATATTGTAGGGCTCTGTGTGTCAGCGTTTCATCAAAGTTAGTTCCACCGGAACCACTTCCCATGCCATGTTTCCCACGTCTAATTTTACCATAATCGTAAGCTAATGGAATTTGATATTTAACGGGGAAAACTTCATTCAACCAACGACGACAATTTGCATCTTTGCCCATGATAGCAGTAATGATCTTCTTGGCTGCATCCTGCATATCTGCGTTAAAATGTTGGTCGAATTTAGAAAAGTCAGTGCAGACAACCAGGTCGTCTTTGCCCTTAGTATCAAAGAGTTTAGTGATACGACGATCAACTTCATCCATGCTTACCCAAGCTGGGGTGAATAATCTCCGTTGTGCAACTTCAATTGCTGGTTGATAAAACTGCAACTCCTGGATGTTAACAGCAAAAGGAAACATCCAAACAACACGCTGTTTAACATCGTCATCTGTTGGTCCACCTTCTTGTCCTCTCCAACCTAAAACAGCACAACTATACCATCCAAGATTGCGATCACTCAGGATCTGCAAGGTTTCATCACCCTCAAATTTGATGGTAGTTGGTATTGTTTTATCAATAACTGCCTTACGTTTAGTGAAGTATGGACTTCCGCTATTTGTGGACTTCTTCATTTTGTCTACAGTAGTTTTCTCACTACGTAGAAGTAATCCGCGCGGATTACCCCATTCTTTGATAACTGCCGCTACTGCAGAATCAGAGATTGGTTCAGAATCAAGGAGAATTGATTCATAGTAGGACTCAATGTCATCCATTCGCTCGTCAAGAGATTTCTGGATTGACAATGGGCCGACCTTCTTCGCGAGGTCATTTTCAAAGTCTAGCAATGTAGGCCACTCGTTCTCGATTTTCTTAAGCGAGGGCATCCACTTAGCTAGTACTTCTTTTGGACTCATTCCTCGGTAGAATGTAGTCCGGTATTCTTCGGAATTACCAGATCGAACTCTGTCAAAGTAGGACCTTAATCCCGGATTTGGTAGATTGAAATAATCACCAAAGTTAAGTTCGTTACTTTTAGGCATAACGAAAAGCCTCCTTTCAAATAAATTTG